TCTTTGAGAAAGCTAAGCGGTTCTTATACTGGTCCTTTGGTGAGAGTTAGAAGAGATTCAGCTACTGGTGGGGATGATGTAGAGGTAGATGTTTACCCTGATGAGAATGGTGGGTTTAGCTTGCTATCCCCTATTGAAGATGTCGTAGAGATATCTAATAACGGGGCTACTCAAAAAGATGCTAATAAGAACACACTCTATGAGTTTGTTTACGGTCAGAGCTGTGATTTGATGGTTGTTGTGTGGTACGACCAAAGCGGAAACGGGAACGACGCGGAGCAGACGACGACGGGAGAGCAGCCGAAGATTTACGACAGCAGCACGGGCGTGGTGACGGAGAACGGGAAGCCAGCAATTGAATTAAATGGAACGACGAACGTTTTAGGTATAACAGAAAGCTTTAGCAGCAGTGTGATATTTGGTTTTATTGTCGTTGCCGACGTGAGTTCATCGGGTAACAGGGACGTTTGGTCAAATCTTGACAATTTTAACGACGGCGTTCAGATGCGCAGTATTGCGTCAACTCAAACCATTCAACTTGCTTTGAATGCGACTGACACATCTTTAGTGCATTCATCCAGCGGCCAATTGTTGAGCGTCTACGGATACGACGGTTCTACTGTGACTCTTGCTGTAGATGGGACATCAACAACAGCAAGCGTAAGCGAAACAATCAACGTCTCAAGCGGGTCAAGTTTGGGTGGTAGATTGTCGCCAAGTGCGGGCGCTTATATGACAGGCACTTTGCAAGAATTTGTACTGTATACGTCTGACCAATCAACCAACCGCACAGGCATCGAAAAAAATATAAACGAATACTACAGAATTTATTAAGATGGCATACGTTTATAGACACATAAGAAAAGACAAGAATGAACCATTTTACATAGGCGTTGGTGGGTTGTCAGAGTTTGATAACTATAGAAGAGCTCACAACAAAAGATGCCGTAGTAAGTGGTGGAAAAATATTGTGTCTAAAACTGACTATGTTGTTGAAGTAATTTTTGATGAAGTAACCAATGAGTTTGCACATGCAAAAGAGCAAGAGTTTATTGAACTATACGGTAGAATAGACTTAAACAGTGGATGTCTATGCAACATGACAAACGGAGGGGAAGGAAGTGACGGATTTGTTATGTCAGAAGAAGGCAGAAAAAAGATAAGCAACTCAAAGAAAGGTAAACCGATATCAGAGGCTACAATCAAAGCTGTTAAGCAGGCAAATACTGGGAGGAAAAAGACACAAGAAGAAATGCAAAAGCTATGTAAAGTCATAGTTGACATTAATACAGGTGTCTTTTATTACGGCACAAAAGAGGTTTGTGAGTTGTATGGGTATAACAGACGAACCTTTATGGATAGACTAAATAACAGATTGGTTAACAACACACCTTTTAGATACACATCTTAACTAAACACTTATATTTGCACTAAATAATAAAACAATGCAGAATTTCATTATTGTACTCCCTGAAGCAGAACTGACTTCAGAACAAAGAGCAAAAGGAATCAGTGAAGAGCTCTTCAAGATTTCTCGTCCCCCACACGTACGTAACCCACGTGATGTATCACGCTACGTATTTGGTTGGATGCCACACCCTGAAACAGATGAGAATTCACCTAACTTCGGGTTGTTTGCTCTGACTGTGGATTTGGATTATCAAATCTACGTTCACCCTGAAAACAATCTCGACGGATTGCTCGCTCTCTTCCCAGAAGTACCTGAAGAAGAAAGAGCACAGCTTGCAGCATACATTGGTAGCTCAGCTACTGGTAGATTCAGATTCGGGGATATCATCCCATCAACAGCTAACGTAAGAGATAAAGCTTACATGGAGGCTAACGGATGGTTCCCTGTTGAAGAGGAGTTCGATCAGTCTGAAGTCGTAGAGTGAAAATAATACTGTTCATAACAGCAATCCTACTCGGAGTAACACTACTCCCTGTAGGGTTGTTGTACAGTATTGTGTACAGGATATTGTACAAGACTAGAGCTAAGTCAACAGTATCAGACTACTTCCATAGCTGTGCATTGGCTATTGACCAGTTAGGGAATGTATTCTGTTCTGACTTATTCAACACAACACTTATCCATTCGAGTACGAAAGTACCGTTTGGGGATGCAGACCAAACTATATCAGCAGTTTTAGGATACGCTCAAGCTGAAAACTCCTTGACATCATTGGGGGATTTAGTAGCTAATATGCTTGATTGCATCGACCCAAATCATTGTAAGAAAGCAATGATTGCAGATATAGAATCATGCCAAAAGTTAAAGACACAAAATTAGGGGATTGGTTAAAAGACAAGGCCCCAAACTTATTAAACAATGTAGGTGACCTCATCCCAGACAAAGGGGTATTAGGGATTATTAAGCGTATTGTAGATACTGACCCAGATCTTACTCCAGAGCAAAAGATGGAGTTTGAGAAGTTAGCTGCAGAGACTGAACAGAATGCTCAAAATAACGTTACTGAGCGTTGGAAAGCAGACATGAATAGCGATGTAAAAATTGCTAAAATTATACGACCTAGTATAATGATCTATCTAATTGCATTTTTCAGCGTTGTAACTATCTGGGATTCAATAGATCCCGAGTTTTCTGTTAAGGATAATTATGTAGATTTGTTGCAAATACTATTACTAACTACTGCGGGTGCCTATTTTGCAGGTCGCACGATAGAAAAGACTGCAACAAATCGAAAACCATGAGGTATATTATTACAATATTAGTTCTTTTGTCAGGTTATAACCTTACTTTAGGACAAAAGGACACCATCAGTTTATGCGCTATACTAGAGGAAGAATCATTCAATAGAGTTAACGAGGACTACCAAAACCCTCTCAATGTCTATTGGAAGGATGTTAAGATAGTCGTTCACGTACACTACTCTATCTACGATTCTTGGGCTGAAATCCCTGAAGAGCATGTCTACAATGCTATTGACGACCTGAACGAACAGTTTGAGGAGTACATGTTCAACTTTGACTTGATTCAGATTCGTTATCATGATATGATTGACGGTAGCCAAGATGGTTTTGAATTAGCTACAGGTGCTAAATGTTTTCCTTATAGTACTTCAACAATGGTTGGGTATATTGGGAATAAAGCTTGGGAGACTACTGAGTTTATGAACATCCACGTAGTACCTAGAATGTGTGGGACAATTCTTGGATTTGCTTACCGTTATCCAGCTTACTTCAACGTAGCTGATGGTGTATGGGTAGAAACGTCAGTATTCGGATTAGATGGTGAGTACTTGTTTCTAAACAGAGACGAGAACAAAACCTTAGTTCACGAAGTAGGACACTATTTAGGTTTACATCACGTGTTCAATGGGGTTGACTTCTGCGGGGAAGACGTTGAAGAGGATTGTACGCAAGTGCATGATGACATCTGCGACACGCCACCCACCAAGGTGAACTTTAGCTGCGTAAACCCTGTGTGTTCGAACTTTAACCCTGAAAGACCTTGGGCTGATTATGTTCACAATAACCACATGGACTACTACATCGATTCATGCAGAACAACATTTACAAATGGTCAGCTTAATTACATGCACAATCACATGTTATTAAACAGACCAACTATTGTTGACGAAGACAATGGCAGTTGCCTTGGGGATGTCAACGGAGACTACGTTGTTGGGAGTAATGACTTGATATCAATACTTGCTTGTTGGGAGGAAGAGCCTGTTGGGGTGTGTGAAAATTGTGATTTAAACTTAGACGGAATTATTGGGGCTACAGATATTCTTTTGCTAAACACAGCTTACGGGAATCAATGTTGGGGCCCTATGTGGGACTATCTTGAGGAAGGTCCACCTGTAAGACTATTCAGAGAGGTTGATGTAGAGCGACGTTGGAGAGACGTAATGAATGAAATCTACAAACAATGAAGTTAGAGGTACTAAGAATCAGTAGCCAAGAAGACAGTACATTAGGAGTATTATTTGACATCACAAACGGTGATCGCAAGTTTCTATGTTACACCTTAGAAGATGAGTATCGTGAGATTAAAGTTATGCACGAGACCAGAATACCAGCAGGTACATACAAAATTACTTTACGTACTTGGGGGGGTTTTCATGAACGCTATTCAAAGCGTTTCCCAGAAATGCATAAGGGGATGCTGTGGATTCGCGAAGTACCTAATTTTGAGTACATTCTTATTCATTGTGGGAATGACGATGATGATACTAGTGGGTGTCTCCTTGTTGGGGATACTCAGACGTCAAATGCTAACGGGAGCGATGGCTTTGTTGGAAGCTCTACACATGCGTACAAAGCGATATACCCCCCAATTGCAACTGCATTGGAGAATAACGAAGAAGTAACCATCACTTATACAGATTTTGATAGTGTTTAAATAAGTTTTATATTAGCACAAATAACCGCAAACTAATGTCACAAATTAAATTCCAACCACTCAGAGACTGGGTAGTATTCAATATCCCTAATATTGAGAAAACTGACTCAGGTATTATTGTCCCAGATCAAGCTAAGCCTTCAATGACAAGTAACATTGTTGAGGTCTTAGCCGCTGGGCCTGACTGTAACATGGTCAAAGAAGGGGATACTGTTCTCGTACACCCTGAATCTCCTGCACTTGTCATCAACGTGCATAGTAAGGAGTATGCATGTGTTAATGAATTTCAAGTTGTAGGTATTGTAGAATGAGTGCTACAGTTACTCTCCCTCTCAAGGATTTTGATGAGTTAAGAGAGCAATCTGATAAAGCTGAACAACTCATAAAATCTACAAAGAAAGCTGCTCTAGAGATAGAGGTGTTTTTGTCATTCCTCATTACTCGTGAGAATATCTCTGAGTATTTAGAGGAGTTCAATAGACAAGCTACTGGGGCTGAAATATTATTAATAGATGGAAGAGCTAAAATCAAGTTCAATGAGAACAATTAAAATCAACGCAAAAACTACTTTGCAGTACATCCAAGTATTCAATGGGATATTGGAGCTAACTGATAAGGAGCTACTTGTATTGTCTAAGCTTATTGACTTTGGGGATAAAACAAACATCTGCGATATTCATACAAAGAAAGAAGTAGCCAATGATATGGGGATTGAGGATTACAATACTCTCAATAACTACATCAAGAGACTTAAAGATAAAGGGGCTATATTTAAGAATAAGAAGGGGAAGTATCAAGCTTCCCCATTCTTACTTCCTGAGAATAGTGTAGTAATTCAAATTGTTAAATCATGATTGAATCCCCGTCAGTTCTTAGAATGCTAAAGAATTTTAGCAAGGAGTTAGCTAAGTACGCTAAAGAAGGTGCCCCAAATGTAAGTAAGCAGGATTATAAAGATAGGATTAAGACTTGCCATAGCTGCGAGCATTTACTTAGAAACAAGCGTTGTGGGATGTGTGGGTGTATTATAGAACACAAAGCTAAATGGGCCACCAGCGACTGTCCTGATGGGAGATGGAAAGTAACTGGAAACAATGGACGAAAAGTCAATAATACAAAAGCTAGCAAGTAAGTACAACCTCCCAATATCTAAGGTAGAAGAAGCTGTATACTCTCAGTTTAAGTTTACAAGCCAAGTCATTAGAGCTGGGGAATTCAAAGCTGTTAGGCTCCCATATCTTGGGAAGTTTCATGTTAAACCTGGGAGATTAAAACATCTAAATGAAAGACCTGATAACGATTGACGGACTAAAAGCTATCCCATCCCCATATGCATTGACAATCCCTGAGTTCAAACAATTGAAGTTAGAGGAGTTATCTGCTGTGTACTTTTTTACAGATCATAGATCCCCATACTCAGTATACCAGGAGTCTGAAAGATGGGAGAAGTTAACAGAGACAATAAACGTTAAAGCTACCCCAAAACTAAAGGCAGCAATTGATAAATACAAAGAGCTATCTGAAACTTCTGCAGTTAAGTTATTAAAATCAGCTAGAGAATCAGTAGCAAAGTTAGAACAGTACTTTAGGGACATTGATTTGACTCAAGTAGATGACAACAACAGACCTATATATCACGCTAAAGATCTTATTGCTAATCTTGCTAATATGGGGAAAGTCATTAGTGGGTTGGATGAACTTGAAGAGCTTGTTCAAAAGCAACAGCAAAAAGACAACCCCAACAGAGGAGGAGTAGTTACAAATAAGTACTCACAGTAATGTTTAAGGACACTCATTTATTTTCCCCAGCTGCTAAATCATATCTAGAGAAAGGTTATTACACTGATGCTTTAGATGGGACTAAGGAGTATTATGACTTCTGGGATAAAGAGATGAGTAGATGTATGTATGGGTATGAAGTAAACGGGGTCAGAATAACTGGGTATCATTACTTCTACTTAAACTATTGCCCAATTGACAGAGCTGTGGATGAAGTCCTCCCTGATGGGACAGTACAAGCTAGAAGAGAGCGCACATTCCCAGCATTCTACGATGGGGATTATCAATACTTTACTGCAGTAGATACATGTAGAAAAGAGAACAAGCATATGTCTGTGCTCAAAGCAAGACGTAAGGGTTTCTCCTATAAAGCAGGTTCAATGCTTGCAAGAAATTACTTCTTCTTACGTAACTCCAAGAACTTTGTATTTGCTGAGCAGAAGGAGTATTTGATTGGGGATGGATTGTTATCAAAAACTTGGGACTTCATATCATTTGTAGACGACAATACTGCATGGACTCAACCTAGACTGATTGATAAAGAGATGCACAAACAGTCTGGGTATAAGAAAAGGGTGAATGGGGCGGATGTATCTCTAGGGATGAAGTCACAGATTATTGGGGTATCTCTCAAAGACAATCCACACAAAGTAAGAGGTAAGGCAGGGGAACTTATATTCTTTGAAGAAGCGGGCTCATTCTCAGGACTTCTGACTGCGTGGGAGATTGCAATGCCTACAATGAAGCAAGGTTCTAAGACACTTGGGACAATGATTGCTTTTGGGA